GATGTCGACATTACGGAAGAACAACAAAGACAACCTGTAGAAGTTACACCTGATGAAGAGGGAGGTGCGACAGTTAATTTTGAACCAAGTTCAGTTAATCAGGCTCAGTCCAACACGCACTTTGATAACCTAGCAGATATTTTACCTGACGAAGTTTTAAATCCCGTTGGCCTTCAGCTTCGGGCAAATTATACAGATTACAAAATGTCTCGAAAGGACTGGGAACAATCTTACGTTCAAGGATTAGATCTTTTAGGATTTAAATACGATAATCGATCAGAACCTTTTCAGGGAGCATCCGGTGCAACGCATCCGGTGTTGGCTGAAGCGGTTACACAATTTCAGGCACTCGCTTATAAAGAATTATTGCCGGCAGATGGACCTGTTAGAACGCAAGTTATAGGAATATCCAATCCTGCCAAAGAAGCTCAATCACAAAGAGTTAAAGATTTTATGAATTATCAACTCATGGATCAGATGAAGGAATATGAACCTGAATTTGATCAGATGCTATTTCATCTACCATTAAGTGGTTCTACTTTTAAAAAAGTTTATTATGATGATTTATTAGGACGAGCTGTTTCAAAGTTCATTCCTGCAGATGACCTCGTTGTTCCGTATACGGCTACCTCATTAGACGATGCGGAAGCGGTGGTCCATGTTGTAAAGATATCAGAAAATGATTTAAGAAAACAGCAGGTTGCTGGTTTCTATTCTGATATTGAATTAGTTAAACCTATTGCTGTAGATGCAGACAAAGTAGTAGACAAGAAAAGAGAATTAGAAGGAACTACTGCATCAACAAGAACCGAAAGCATGCACACATTACTAGAATGTCATGTCAATCTGGATTTAGAAGGTTTCGAAGATGTTGGCCAAGACGGTCAACCAACAGGAATAAAAATGCCTTATGTCGTAACAATCGAAGAAGGTAGTCAAAAAGTTTTGTCGATTAGACGAAACTATGCACCCAATGATCCACTAAGAAATAAGATCCAATATTTCGTCCACTTCAAGTTTCTGCCAGGACTAGGATTTTATGGCTTTGGACTCATTCATATGATTGGCGGTTTGAGTAGAACGGCAACGTCTGCTCTCCGTCAATTATTAGACGCAGGGACTTTATCAAATTTACCCGCAGGATTTAAACAGAGAGGTGTCAGGGTTAAAGATGACGCTTCACCAATACAACCTGGAGAATTTAAAGATGTTGACACACCAGGTGGTAATCTAAAAGATGCATTTGTATTTTTACCATACAAGGAACCTTCAGCTACATTATTGCAGCTGTTGTCAATTGTAGTTCAAGCAGGACAAAGATTCGCGTCCATTGCTGACATGCAAGTCGGGGACGGGAACCAAGGTGCAGCCGTTGGTACAACTGTCGCCCTTTTAGAACGTGGTTCAAGAGTAATGTCCGCAATCCATAAAAGAGTATATTCAGCTCTGAGAAAAGAATTTAAATTACTAGCAAAAGTATTTGCTCAGTATCTTCCACCCGAATATCCATACGATGTTGTCGGTGGACAAAGAAATATTAAAGTAGCTGATTTTGATGAAAAAGTAGATATCTTACCTGTTGCAGATCCAAACATTTTTTCAATGTCACAAAGATTGACACTGGCACAAACAGGACTTCAACTCGCAATGTCTAATCCACAAATGCATAATTTATACATGGCATTTAGAAAAATGTATGAAGCGCTAGGAATAAAAGATATCGACAGAATTTTACCGCCGCCGGCACCGAATGCTCCTAAAGATCCATCTTTAGAACATATTGATGCTTTGGGTGGAAAGCCTTTTCAGGCGTTTCCTGGCCAAGATCACAGAGCACACGTTACAGCTCACTTAAATTTTATGTCAACTAACATGGTTAGAAATAATCCAACGGTTATGGCTGCTTTACAAAAAAATATTTTAGAGCATATTAGTTTAATGGCACAAGAACAGGTGCAATTGGAATTCAGAGAACAAATTCAACAGCTACAAGTGCTTTCACAACAAGCTGCACAGAATCCGCAAGCGCAACAACAGGTGCAACAAATCACTCAAACTATTGAAGCACGAAAAGCAGTGTTGATTGCAGAAATGACTGAAGACTTTATGAAGGAAGAGAAGAAAATTACATCTCAATTTGACCATGATCCACTGTTAAAACTTAAATCTAGAGAAGTTGATTTAAGAGCAATGGAAAATGAACGTAAGCAACAAGAAATGAATAAAAAATTAGAAATTGATCAAGCTAAATTAGTTCAAAATAGAGATATTACTGAAGATAAGCTTGAACAGAATGAAGAATTAGCAGAATTAAGAGCTGATACTTCAATTGAAAAACAAGAAATGGCAAACGAGAACAGATTACAGGTTGCTAGAATGAAACCGAAGGGAAACAGTGCCTCTAACAGATAAAGGTCAAAAAATACTTGGAAGTATGAGAGAACAGTATGGTTCTAAAAAAGGTGAGAGTGTCTTCTATGCTTCTGCGAATAAAGGTGTTATAACAGGTGTTGAAAAACGAAAACATGCTAATAAGGGTGGTCTAATACAAGGGTTTCCTAAATTGGCTAAAAAAATATAAAAGGAGGGCCTAATGGCTTGGAATTATAAAAAAGCTACAGAAGTTAAGATTCCTGAGCAAAAAAAGATAGTTGATCCTAGATCTAAAACTAGCATCAGAGGAAAAAACTATATTGCTACAGGTGATGAAAATTCTGCTAAAGTGGCAAAAGCAAAACCAGCTAAAGTAACTTGGTACTAATATGTGGTTTAGTGCTATTAAATTAGCGGTTTCCGCTGGCACGCACATATTTAAAAAGCGTCAAGAAACAAAAATGGCTATGGCTGATGCGCAGCACATGCACGCGCAGAAGATGGCCCGAGGTGAGGAATCTTACCAGGGCAAGCTTTTAGAGGCCCGGGAAAACGACTACAAGGACGAAATTGTCCTTGCGATATTAACGCTGCCNATAATTGTGCTCGCCTGGGGNGTCTGGTCAGACGATCCGGCGGCNATGGANAAGATAAATCTTTTCTTTGAGCATTTCAAAGCGCTCCCNTCATGGTTCACAAATTTNTGGATNNTNGTATGNGCNAGCATATTTGGTATAAAGGGCACACAAATATTTCGTGGTGGTAAAAAATAAGAAAGGAGAAAAATAAAATGAGTATAAATGGAAAAGTTAAATGGTTTAATTCAACCAAAGGTTATGGATTTATAGCACGTGAAGACAAAGAAAAAGATGTTTTTGTACATTCGTCAGCAGCTAAAACAGCGAACTTAGAGTTAAATGAAGGCGATGCGCTAACATTTGAAATTGAGATCGGTGCAAAAGGTCCTTCTGCAGTTAACCTGCAGTCAGTATAAATGGCAAAAATAAACTAGACACGGGTAATTAAAACAAATATAAATAATTAAGGAGAAAACTATGAGAAATGACTATGGAAATAAACCTAGAAAAAAACTTGCTGGTGGTAAAAGAGTTGGCAAGCAATTCGGCGGGGGATTACCTATTCAACCACCTGTAGCTGCTAGTCCAATGGGTGTAGCTGCTCCAGTTGCTAGTCCAATGGGTGTAGCTGCTCCAGGCCGAAGATTTGGCATGAAGCATGGTAGTAAAAGTAAAAGTAAAAAATAAAATAAATAATAAAAAAGAAATAGGAGAAACAAAAGTAAATTTTGTATTTCCTAAAAAAGAAAAATATATTGGATCACANATTAAAAGCAAATTAGGTGATGAATATGCATCTAATAAAAGCTATGAGGAATATTATAAAGATTTAATTTAATGGATTTAGAAAACGTAATATACAAATTACGCAGAANTTTAGATANTAAGATAAATGCATTGTCACTCANTATAACGTCCGGTGGGGTTGACAACATGGAAACATATAAGTATATAATAGGACAAATAAACGCCCTAGAGGCAACTAAACAGGAACTCTCTGCCCTGCTAGAACATAAGGAGCAAAATGACGGAACAATCGTCGACATCAAAGACGGAAAACCCAAAGCTTAAACTGGCTTTAGTGGAAAAGTACAAAGAAGAAACAGAAAAATTACCTAAACCTACAGGCTGGAGAATTTTAGTTTTACCATTCAGAATGGATGAAAAAACTAAAGGTGGAATTCTTGTGGGAGCTGAAACTGTAGATCGACAACAAGTTGCATCGCAATGCGGAAATGTAATTGCAATGGGAGACTCTTGTTATAAGGATAAAGAGAGATATCCAAATGGCCCGTGGTGCCAGGTCGATGATTGGGTGATCTTTGCGCGTTATGCAGGATCACGTATACAAATTGAAGGTGGAGAAATTAGGTTGTTGAATGAAGATGAAATTTTAGCAACCGTCAAGAATCCAGAGGATATCTTGCATAAATTTTAATCATTGGAGGATACAATGCCAGAAGAAAATACAATAAAGAAAGAAAATCCAAAGGTGGATTTAGACACTTCAGGACCTGAAGTGGATGTAATCATCCCTGAGGAAAAAACGGAAGAAATAACAGAGATCAAGGAAGAAGAAACAGTAAAAGAAGTTACAGAAGAACCAGTAAAAGAAGTTACAGAAGAACCAGTAAAAGAAGAACCAAAAGAAGAAGACACGAAGCTAGCAGAATATAGTAAAGGTGTTCAATCACGTATTTCTAAACTCACTCGAAAAATGAGGGAAGCAGAACGTAGAGAAGGCGCTGCTGTTGAATACGCTCAAGCTTTAGAGTCTCAAAGAAAACAAGATCAGTCTCAATTTAAAAAAATGGATACTGATTACTGGTCTAGATTTGAGAAAAATGTAAAAACAGGAATGGAGTCTGCTCAAAAAGAATTGGCAGGTGCTATTGAATCTGGAAATGCAGAAGCTCAAGTCGAAGCTAATAAAAGAATTGCTTCACTTGCATTTGAAAATGCAAAATTGGAGCAAAGAAAGTCGCAACCGGTTGAAGCGGAAAAACCTGTTCAACTTTCAGATGGTGGAAGATTACCACAGCAAACACCACAGGAACTTCCTGAACCTGATCCTAAAGCGGAAGAATGGGCTAGTAAAAATGCATGGTTTGGCAAAGATAGAGCCATGACTTTTACTGCTTTTGAAATCCATAAAGATTTGGTAACTGAAGGATTTGATCCTAAATCAAACGATTATTATGGTGAAGTTGATAAAAGAATAAAAGTTGACTTCCCACATAAATTTGCTATAGGTGGTAGTACAGAAACGTCCAAAACCAATCAGTTGGTTGCTTCAGCTTCAAGAAGCGTAAGACCTGGACGCCAAACTGTGAGACTCACATCTTCACAGGTAGCAATAGCTAAAAAATTAGGTGTGCCACTCGAAGAATATGCGAAACAAATAAAACTCACGGAAGGAGCAT